ATGGGCTTCAATCTCTTCATAATCATTGTTTTTTTTGTGAAATATATACCTATTATTGAGAAACTGCTTACGGGTAAAAATGCAGTTTTGGCTCCAAATTATAAAACAAAAAAGTCCCTAGATAAGCTTGATGAGCTTAATTCAGGACTTTTGTTTATTGTTTTAAGAGCGACAAACGGGATTCGAACCCGCGACCCTCAGCTTGGGAAACGGTGTCATTAATCCTGTTAGTCAAGTACTTACATTGACCTGTGTAATTCATTTGTAATTGCTTCTTTTTACTTTGCTTTAATAAATGCGCTAAAATCTATAATTACGCACTCTTGCCTTTGAACGTCTCGGCTTTTTTAGGGTATCCAAGTTGCTCCTGAAGTAATTCAACTTTTCCCTCTAATCTACCTACCATATTACTCAGTCTAGCATTTTCTGATCTAAGATATTCAATTTCAGTTACTGATCCTATATCTCCGTAAGTTTCTTCCGGATCACATAATTTATCGAAATTTTCATTACCTTCTCTTGCTTTGTCAAGATACATCTCTCCTATGCCTAATATAAGCCACTCCATAGATATCTTAGGGTATGCGCAAGCAATAGCGTTAATAGTACTGTAACTTGGATTGCTTTCGCGTGCAAAAAGGCTATTAATAGTCATTGGATTTGAATCAATTCGAAGACTAAATGCCCTTATTGATTTCTCGTTTTCATCTATTATACGCTTAATTCGCTGTAATATAGGTGATTTAATACTTTCTTTGTTTTTATCCATTCTAAATTATGCTATTGAGTGTAAAATATATAAGCAATTGCTTGCGTATGTACTCTATTGCGTATATCTTTGCAGTTAGTTAGTTAGTTAGTTAAGTATCTAGCCTGATATATACCGCTATTAAGTATTTAATTTCGGTACAAAGATACTAATTAGCTGTAAAACAGCAATGAATGTATTAGTTAATTAAGTAAATAAATATAAAATGGAGAAAAATAGTGTAACAGTAGATGCTATTCTAGCAATCGAAAAAGGAGAGTCAAAAACCTTTAAGGTAAATCATCCCCGGCAGTTGGGATCCGCCCGCGTAACGGCTAATTACGTGCAGAAAAACTATCCGGAGAACGGACTTAAATATTCTTGCTCATGTGATTATCCGCGCTTACTAGTCACGATTACTGCGCTTGATAAATAATGCTCGTAGATATCACTCCAGCGCAAGTGACTTATCTTAAATTTCTCGTAGCTCATCGCCTCGAGAAAGAAGATAGAGAGTTTCTTTCACAACGCCAGGCTTTCGCAAGATTCGGGAGAGGAAACGTTGAGCGCTGGCTTCAAACTGGCAAGATAGAATCGTATCTCCGCCCAAAATGTATAGAATACAAACTGGCCGATCTACTCAGCTGTGCCGAGGAGCGGCAGGATTACGATAAGTAACCTTCCTTTAATATTATAGAAATGAAATACAGTGAAGACGATAAGAACCGTATAATTGAGGCGGCTGATAATAATCTCCTGAAGGTAATAAGCTCTTTTATTACTTTAGAAAAAAGAGGTTCCGACTATGTAGGAAAATGCCCTATGTGCGGAGAACCTAGAGGCCTACACTATACTGAAGGTAAAAAAATATTTAAATGTTTCCATTGCAACGAGCTTAAGGGAAACAATGCTGTAACTCTGCTTATGAAGGGATTTAATAAAACCTTTCCTGAAGCATTAGAAGACCTCGGTAATCTATTTGGTATATATCTTCCTATACAAGATCAATCGAAAGAGGTCAAGGAAGCAACAGTATCTAAAGTTAATAATAAGAAGAAAGGCCGCAAAAGTAAGGGCGAGTCTCTAGATTCTTATTGTGCTCGTATGTTGGCTGAAAGCGGACTCACTTTTGAAGATGTTACGGCTAAAGTCTATAAAAGCGATGAAAAATCGACTATATTCGAATGCAAGACATTTCATGCCGGTACGGTATCGCCCAAAGGCGAAATCGATAATACCGGGGACGATGCCATTATTGAATATTATGACTTAGCCGGATTCCCAGTTAAGTATGATGTTTTAGATGCGAAAGGTAGAGCCACGACCGAAAAGAAATCTTACTTCCGTGTTCGGTGGCAATATCCGGACGAACATAAGAATAAAGATTCTAAACCTACTAAGTATCGGAGCCCACGTGGATCAGGAACGCCAATATATATTCCGGAACGTCTTCGGAAAATGTATAATGCCGGTACTGAGATTCCTCGCCTCTATATTCAAGAGGGAGAAAAAAAGGCAGAAGCTTCTTGCAAGTATGATATTCCTTCTATTGCTATATCAGGAATACAGAATCTCGGACAGAAAGGAGCCCTTCCGGAAGACCTGATCCGGATCATTCAAAAATGCTCTGTTCATGAAGTTGTGCTACTTTTCGATTCTGATTGGAACGATATCGGAGAACATATTAAGCTTAGCGATGCCGTTGATCAACGCCCGCGTAACTTCTTTTATGCTGCTAGGAATTATAAGGAATACATGCGATCTCTTAAGAATCGCGAGATATTCGTAGAAATTTTTATAGGGCACGTAAATAAGAACGAAGCCGGTGACAAAGGTATCGATGATCTTCTTGCCAATACCCTGAAGGGAAAAGAAAAAGAATTAGCGGAGGATATTGAGTACGCTATCAATGAGAAAAACAAAGAGGGCAAATACTGTACATTTTTTCAAATAACCTCGCATTCAGATCATAAGCTCGAGGAGTTATGGTCACTTAATAATCCGAAAAAATTCGCAGAAGCTCATCGCGATATCCTTCGTAATCTTCCTGAATTTAAACTTGGCCGCCACCTTTGGAAATTCTCCCCGGACGGAGAGTTGGAAAGCGCCCAACCGCTTGAGTCCGATGAAACATTTTGGCGCGAAATAGAGAAAACAAAGAGGGATGGAACTTCTTACACAGAATACGAATTCCGATATGTTCGTAGCAGAATATTCTTGCAAAATCACGGTTTCGGGCGCTTTCGGCAAATTGATAACCAATTTTGCTTCATTCATTTAACTCCACCATTTGTGCGCGAGATATTACCCTCAGATGCCCGTGATTTTCTTTTTGAATTTACTGAGGTCAATTGCAAAGAAGAAATAAATGAAATGATATCTAAGGGAGTTAGCCAGTATGTTGGCCCCGATAAGCTTTCACTACTCAAATTTATATTTCCGAACTTTATTCCATCAACAAGGGATGAACAATTTTTTTATTTTGGCCAGCAATGCTGGAAAGTTTCACAGACATCCGTTGTAGAGTCCGGATATGAACAAATAAGCCATCACATTTGGATCGACCAGATGAGGAAATTCAAAGCTGCTTATATAGGTTCTCCTCTCATTCAGTTCCAAGATTGAGACGGTCAATATCTATATAGCATGTCGGCAGCCGGCACAAAATGCCATTTCTTGCGTTTTTTGGAAAACACTTCTAATTTTACTTGGCGGAAAGAAAAAGATATTGCCGCAGGAGAAAAAGTAGAGATTACGGATGCTGAAAAAAAGGAGAATAGACAGCACCTTCTCTCCAAATTGTGCGCTATTGGTTATCTGATGATGACATGTAAGGATCCCAATGTTGCGCGAGCTGTAATAGGCATGGATGGCGCGCAATCTGAGGTAGGGGAGAGTAACGGGCGCTCAGGTAAATCGTTAATTGGTGAACTAATGAGACAGGTACTTCCTCTTACGTACATTGATGGAAAGAAGCGGGACATGTTTAATGACGGATTTATCTGGAATGACGTCAGCGAAAAAACTCGTATTGTATTTATTGATGACGTACTGCAAAACTTTCAGTTTGAAAGCCTTTTCCCATGTATAACAGGCGATTGGAATGTAAACTATAAAGGTGGCCGCCGTATTAGCCTCCCTTTCTCATTTTCTCCAAAGATATATATTGCTACAAACCATGCAATTAAAGGTAGTGGTAGCAGTTTCTCTGATCGTCAATGGCTACTTGCATTCTCTGATTTTTATAATAGTTCCCATAAACCGGCTGATGACTTTGGTTGTTTATTCTTCCATGAATGGGACTATGAACAGTGGAATCTATGTTGGAATATGATGGCCAACTGCGTACAGCTGTACATGAAGTTTGGTGTAATTCAAGCATCTGGAGAACGCCTAGAGCAGCGCAAGTTACGACAAGAAATAACTGAAGGATTCCTTTCATGGGCGGAAGAATATTTTTCGTCAGAAACAAAAATAAATGCAAGAATAAATAAAAAAGAACTGGTAGATTCATATAGAATCTATGATCCAGTAAATAGCAAATTCTGTACCCCAACAGAATTTAAAAAGCGTATAACTAAATATTGTGAATGGAAAGGATATACATTTAATCCTCACCGTTATGATCCGGTAACTGGAAAACCTTTTTCTTTCGACAAGGATGGCCGTGCAATAACGGTCGATAAATCGGGCGGAATAGAATTTTTTACCGTGGGTAATAAAAATTACTTCAAAGAGAATCCAGCTCCTGCACCAAATACTGCAGCAGTAGATGGAAAAATCGCTGATAAAAATGAAGTAGATGAACTGCCATTTGCTCCAAGTAAAGATAACAATTATCTATTTTGATTATGGAACGTCCTAACCTACACCAATATGCCTATAACGGCGACGAAGATTTTAAAGAATTCCGCGAACAAGATGATGCCGGATTTCATGCGTATTTTTTGAAAATATTCGATTTTTTTGATGCGATAAAAGAGGGTGAAGAAATCGATGTTCTTAAAATAGTTTCCCCGGAGAGCTATAAAAAGTTCACCAAAGTTGCCGGATATTATATGCAATGCGACCTCGTTCAGAAAGGCGCATTTGGTGGTATTCTTCAATATAGAGACGAAAAAGAAACTCTAATATTTAGAAATTATAATTCGTATAAAAATAGAACCAAATGCAATTAGAAAAGAAAATCATGTTATGCGTTGATAGCGACGCTGAGACAAGAAAAAAAATGATTAGCAAACTGGCCGTACAGATGGGACTCGCTATAATCCCAAGTGATTCTTCCAAGCTAATTAAGTCAGACATTTACGATGTCGATCTAGAGAATGATTATATAATTCTCTGCGACAATGTAGATCTATCCGGATCGGACCGTATTCTTCACGCTTTATATCGTCGTGCAGCACTTGGCGCTCCGGTTATTATCGGCGCCAAGAAAATGAATAAAGTCGCAGAATTCATGTGCTGCGTTCATTACTCAAGTAATTTACTTTAAACTCCCTTTTATGAAAGACAAAACCTCATTCAAAGCAACGATCAATGATCGCTTCATCAGCAAGAAGATGAAGAAGAAACATTTATTCAATTACATTCAGAAGATTCACCGAGAATTAACCCGGCTACAGAAAGAGAATAAAGAGTTAAATTCTGCGCTTGTGTCTTATGCTGGCGACATATTTAAAATCAAGAAATTAAAAGAAGAAATACAGGCCGAAATGGCCGAACTTAAAAGGAATGAACGACAGTATTTAAAGGAGTCGATTTTTGCATTATGCTTCGGAGCATTATTTGCTGCATTCGCAATTCTTTTGGTAAGGCTTATTATACGTTCAATTATTTAATAAACAAAAGACGGAAATGGAAACAATTGGATTAATCCTAATGGCTATAATCGTTATAGTCGGCTTCTGGGCGATATATCGCGCTGGAGTAGCATCAGACAAGTTATCCGATCGATTAGATCGATGTGAGGTTAGACTTGATATCATTGAAGAAGGAAAAGTTCTAGAGCCTACTGAAATTACTGAATCGCAACAAAACAATAAGTAGAGCCATGATACAAAGAATATTCACCCAAAACGGTAAAACACTCGTATTTTACAAAGAACACAACGATACAAAGTTTTCTTTTCTAATAGATGGCGAACCAGAATTAACAGAATTGCTGCTTGCTAATTGTAATACTAAAAGAGTAACAGCTAGAGAGTTAATATATGCTGTTCCAGGCATATTCTCCAAAATAGAAGCCGGATTAGTTAAACCTTATGTTGGGAGTCACCCGATGATTAAACTTTCAGAATATTGCCAAAAGCGTTGGGGGGAGAACATTGTATGTGAGATTGCGCAAAAAGATGGTCCTGTGTATTCTCCAACAATATTAGTTAAGCTAACACTTCCAAATGGTGATTGCTATACCGGATCCGGAAGTAACCAGCGCATAGCTCGTCAACTAGCAGCTTCAGCTGCAATGGATTTTTTAGGAATCTAATAATAACAAAAAAAGCAACAAAGATGGATACACAAGAATTAAAGAAAAAATATCCTGATTTAGTAGTATCTAAATCAGAGTTCCCGGTAGTATATTCTGCCTCTGATTTAATGTCTAAATTAAAAGAGGCATACGGTATTAATGCAATAAATAGAATTATACATATGGAGCATAGTGGTAGAAATGTGACTCTCTATCTAAGTGTAGAGTATGGATCTTTCATCTCTCAATTAGCTCCAGGGAGTAGCGTTATCATGACAGGAGCCGACATAGAATTCAATCCGGAGTGGAAAGATAAAGTTTGGGAAATATCTTATGGTCCTGCCATGATGTGTGGCGAATGGGTTGTGTGGTTAAAAGACTTTAGCGGGGCGTATAGCTGTCAATATCTAAAATTAGAATTATAAATCCATCGCCATGTCACTAACGCTAAATAAAATTTATGAGTTCGATCCCGTGATTTATCCATACGGTATCTGGATTGTTATCGATAATAATCCCAATTTGATACCAGATCTATTCGATGAATATAGCGGGAAACCGATTGAATCAATTGATAGAGATACTAAGGGATTGGAAGCGTTTACAATGCCTGTAATCAGAAAAGAGAATCCAAAATTTGGGGTTGTTATCTTTTTTCGGTCAAAGGAAAGCATGACGTTCGAATTAGCTGCGCATGAGTCCTCTCATGCTGCCAAGTATCTATTTGAGCATATAGGCGCAAACGTAGCTGCACACGAAACATTTGAGTTCCTTGTTGGTTGGATTGCCAGCTGTATTGGGGAAATAAAATCAGGAAATATAATAATACTTTAAGACTAACAATTATGAGCTATTTAAAAAGACAAATAGAGGATCAGGAAGAACTTTATTCTGATTTAATCAATCGTGGTGAATCTACTTCTAATAAGGCTAAATATAAGAAACCTGAGGTATTGGCAGAAAGTACTAATATGATGGTGCTATGTAGACCAGTAAGTATACCAAGTGGTAGCCCGTGCAATCCGCCAAAGCCAGCCGGACGATGACGCAATGATAAGTAAATATAGTAACATCTTAACAACGAAAAAAATCATGCATTTATACTTTAAAACAAAAAAAGAGAGTGAAACTGGAAGTAAGTTTCACGAGCTAGAGGAACGTGGCCTTGCTTGTGGAGAGGCTGTAAAACAATTCCTTGATAAGTACCATTTTCAATGTTATCGGCCTAGTAGAATATCGTTTGTAGGTGGGATTTCTGCATGCTGTAGCCCTACGCAAATAGTTGATAGAGCTCTTTGGAAAGAGACTGGAACTGGACCTGAAGAATATATGCCCCGGCTTAATATTAAAAAAGGCAAAGCAATTATGGAAGAAATAAAAGTTTTGCCAATTGTCGATATCGATGAGCTCAATAAAGTGGTAGGATATCCTGGCAACGGATTTAAATCCTCTACAATTGGATTCTCAGGTCGAGCTGCTTGTAAAAGCCATTATGGCTTTATCATCCTTGATACTTGGAACGTCAAAGTTCCTAATGATTGTGAGGAAATCACAGCAAGTGAGTATAAAAAAATGTTTTTAAAAGAAAAATAAAATCATGGAAAAGAGCATAAACATAATACCTGGTACACGGGTAGTAACTAAATTTAAGAAGGATGGCAGTACGGTTACCATTTCCCTGCCAGAAAATAAAAATTACAAATTCAAAGATGGTGATTTTGTTCGTTCAGTTTGTCGTTTTCTTAGTCATGAATGGTATTATATCTACAAGGGTGTTGATGAAAATGGAGCTATAAAGTTCTACGCTTTATTTGATGAAAAATTTGTTTGCAAAGAAAAGAAGATAAGCTTTGGAATCGGATATTATATGGACCATGTCGAATCGCGAATTATGACGATGGTAGAAAAAACAAAAGCTATTGAGTCCTTAAAAATTGCCGGCAGCCAATGGGATGCTGAAAATAAGCGTATGGTTAATATTAAGCCTGAATTTAAACCCGAACTATAATACATACAATAATGGAAATAACTAAAATTCGCATAGGGAAAGCTATGCTCATAGACACTCGTGAAGATGTCTATAATCTTGAATTTAAATTGGATGATGATAAGCGTTTCTATGGATACTCCTACGATCATTTCCAAACAAAGAAAGATGCTCAGTTGGCCTTGAATAATCACAATAGCGGTTGCTTGGTGTATAAGCCCTTCCGTAAAATATCTAACTCGAGGCGATGGTGGCTTAAGGCAGAGGTTCCTGCCGATGCCTTGCCTTTCTTTATATAATGGAAAAATTACCAACCTTTCAGCTACCATTATTGCTACAATGGAATGAAGAAGCAGTTGCCGCAGACTGGAAACTCGCTATTGATACAATAATATACCGATCGAATATATCTAAGGAATATGTTTTTTCGTGCGTAGGACTTCATTATTGGTTTGTTCTATTCGGAGGGAATTCACAAGTAGACTTCGATATCAGAGATGTATGCGCGCATCTAGAAATCGAGTTCAGTGAAAAAGAACATGAATTTAAATATATGCTTAAAAAAATAAGAGCCATTTATCGCAAAGTGGGCAATAAGGGCATTTTGTCTTTGTCAGATATATCTGTTGAAAAAGTAGATATAACCGCCGATGTTAATGATTTCCCTTTCTAAATATTTTCCTATGAAAAAATATAGAAAGAAAGTATTGGATGTCTGTTGTGGTCCCCGAATGATGTGGTTTGATAAGGAAAACCCTTTGGCCATGTTTGTAGATATTCGCAAAGAAAGTTTCATTGCATGTGATGGCCGCACTATTAATATTGATCCGGATCTTATTGCAGATTTTAGGAGCCTACCTTTTGATGACAATAGTTTTAAATTAGTCGTTTTTGATCCGCCACATGATCGATATGCTGGCAAGAATAGTTTCCTGGCACAAAAGTATGGAAAGCTCTCTGAAACATGGGAAAGCGATCTATCTAAAGGATTTAATGAATGTATGAGAGTTCTATGCGACGATGGTATATTAATTTTTAAATGGAATGAAATTAGATTCCCGGTTAGCAGAATACTTTCTCTTTTCAATCAGGATCCGCTATTTGGACATAAGTCCGGAAAAGCTTCAAAAACGCATTGGCTTTGCTTTATGAAAAATCAAAAATAATATAATTTATAATTATGGAAAAATCAAAAGTACTAGAGGCCATCCTTGAAATGGCCAAAGACGATAATAAAGGGCTTATGATGAGCGATACAGTTGTTTCTGCATCAGAACACCCTAAAGGAGGTATCATTTCTTTTGGCGTTCCTAAAGCGATAATGGAGGATGCTAAGCTAGTTAATCCTTTTTTTACTACAGCGTACTTGCATGTTTCATTCGCGATCGATCGCAAGGAGCTTAAAGCGTATCTAGCAAAACAATCAAACGGATGAAGTATCTAATAGAATCATGTACCCTCTACTATGTGGATGGCCATCACGAAAAACTATTATTGCAGGATGAGGTAGTGGTAACTGATATCAATGCTTACAAGCGTTCTATCACAGCGCTGATACATGGTATCGATCACATCCTACTTAGTTATTCAGAGCTTAGTTAGTAACTATCTATGTGCTAAACATTTCTTTGGATGCGTGTAAATGGCATTTAGCGGGCGACACAGCGACTTTAAAACTATTATAAAGCAATGTGTTGGAGGTATTATTTAGCGGGCTGTACGTTTATCGTGCAGCCCGCTTTTTTTCTCCCCCGGTTTCCCCTTTTACCCCTTAATTTCATTAAAGTACTTTTGAACTAAAGTTCATACGGATTTGGAAAGAAAAAGAGGGGATGGGGGAGGAAGTCTCCCAGCATCGAGAATACCGTCAAATGGATAAGCAATCTTCGCAGATGGGGGTATATAATATATACTTTTTTTATTATTTTATTTTTATAAAAAAGACTACTATAAAAAAAGAGAAATAAATCGTGCAATCGTGCGCATGCTATTTATTTCTCTGAATATTAGTTTTTTAGATGCGTACGATTTTTGCACGATTCCGCACGATTTGTTCAAAAATGGTTTTTTATGCCTTTTCGTGCAAAAACCTTGATTTTAGTGCACTTTTGCACAAAAATCGTGCGCCTGTAATCTTCTAATTTTCAGCACAAAAAGAGTTCTTTTTAAAAATGCGCACGACTGCACGATTTATATTCAATGTTAGTACAAGGGTGTATTCCATTGTTCCCTATTTTGGCTTATATTATTAACGTAAACGCTTGATTAATAGACTTTTTTTTATTATCTTTGTGCTGTATTGATTTAAAAAAACACCTATATTGAAGCATTCAATATGCTATTTTTTTTTAATAAAAAAGATACTTAAATAATGCACCTGCACGATTTTTTTCGAAAAAACGGTAAAAATCTACTTAGGTAATGCTACGTTAAACATAACAATGTAATTAAAAATGTACACTGTAAGGATTAAACTTAAGGCACATGTGGCTGAATATTTACAAGGGAAATTCGGCACAGGAACTCCGGTACTCGTAAGATTGCCGAATAGCAGCGATTTATTCTTTGTTTTGCTTGACTTGCTTTCTAAACGCCCTGAATCGTGCCCAGTTGATAGAGGTAACTGTGAAATTCTAATTCCTGATCGCGAATATGGCAAACATCCGGTGGTGTACAATTATATATCAGATAATGCTCAAGAAGTTTTTTCTGCGCATGCTGAGTGTGTTATGTGGGCAGATATTCATCAGTATATGGAGGAGCAAAAGCATGTGAAGGGAATTAACTATCTTCAGAGTGCGTATTTCATAGTCGAATCTTTAAAGATAAAGTCGATCTCTACTGATGCTATAATTAAGAATCATTTCCGATGGAGAAAGCGTTGTAGAAGGACGTGGACTTCGCGAAAAAAAGTTTCCATGAAAATGGGCTGATTTGTCCATTTTATGTCCTTTTTATAAAATAAAAATTATGAGTATTAAAAACAGAATGGGAGGGGTGGTATCAGCTTGGTTTATTCCAATATATGATATTGCAGAATACTTTCGGATTAACAGCCGTGAAGTATGTTATAAAATTAGTGCTGATAGAACTCCACATAAGTTGGCATTTCCTTCAGAAGGTTTTCAACTCAATTCGGAGTATGATGATGAAATTTATACGATATCTGCTGAAATAAAGCTGATTTCTGATAAATTATCTACGGACGATGAGATATTATTACGATCTTCGACAGAAGGATTCGTAATAATATACAAGCAATCGGATGAAGTACTTCGTATAGTTGGTTCACCTGTTACTCCTCTTAAGGGACATCTTGCTAGCCCTAGTGGCACAAAGGTATCTGATGCCAATCATTTTACGTTATCGCTTTCTTGTGAAAGCGAAATTGATGCAATGAAGGCTATAGAATTGTAGTCCTTCTTCGCCTATATAATGTGTGTTAACTTTGTGCAATTAAAAGTTATCACACATTTTTTTTATGAAAAATGAAGCAAAAAGAGTAATACTTACCGACTCGAGTCTTAACAGGCACGGATTTCGAGTTTTGACTTCGGGGATCAATCTAGATGGATTCCTGAAAAATCCGATTATGTTGTGGAATCACTTCCGTGACGAGGGTAGTGCCATATGGGGAAATTATCTTCCCATCGGACACTGGGAAGATATAAAGGTAGAAGGTGATGTTATTACCGCTATTCCTGTATTCGATGAAGCTGATGAACTATCTCGAGTAATTAAACAAAAGTATGAAGCGGGAACTATTTCTACTGCTTCTATTGGTGCCAATATAGAAGAAGCAACTACCGATCCCTCTATGATGATTCCTGGACAAACTAAGCCAACCATTTCTAAATGTGATCTTCTGGAAGTTAGTATGGTAGATATTCCGGCTAATTCAAACGCAGTTAAATTGTATTATAAAGATAGCGATAACTCTTACAAAACTCTGGCTGTAAGTGATATTGATAAGTTTTTGCCGGGGACTAAATTTAAAAAAAACATGAAATTAAAAGCGACATGGATTGCGCTACTCAGTTTTCTAGGAATTGAAAATTTAACCGCTGAAAACGAGGAGCTAAGCGCTGAAAAAATGGAGTCTATCAACGGTGAAATGACTCGACTAAAGGCTGAGAATACCACTCTTACTGCCGAACGAGATCAGCTGAAGATATCTTCCGAGGGAGCTATTACAGCTAAAACTACTCTTGAAACGGAAAAAACTAATCTTACTACTGAAAACATTGCGCTTAAAGCTCAAGTGGAAGCTCTAAAGAAAGCTCCAGCCGGAGAAGAAAGCAAACCGCCGGCTCCTGAAGGTGAACCAGCCGCAGAAGAAGGTGTTGGCGATGATGAAGTTCTTTCTATTTGTAATGATACTAAGCTTAGTTTTTCCGAAAGGTCTGCTAAACTTAAAAAATTAGGATATTAATACAACAAATTATATGACAAAATTAGTAGACGTATCTAAATTAAAAGATGCAACCGTATTGTACGATCAAGGTTTACGTACACTTCCTTTTCTATCATTTCAGTCCATAGCTCAAGTACTAGGACTAAATGTAATGGATATTAAGGGCAAACATTCTTTGATCCTTGAGCGCCGAAAGGCCGGTGGAACTGTTCCATACTCTGTAGGTATGACTCCTTCCTATCTAGCGGATATCTTGGGCTATGATCCTAGCATCATAGAACCAAAAGATACTGTTTTCTGTACGAAAGAAAATAGTAAAAAATACACGGACAATGAGCTTCTAGTGGTTGGCGGAGTGCCTGTTAGTAACATAACTAAGCGCCATCCAATGGAATTCCAAATTCTCTCTGCTCTCGTTAAATCTCATGCTGAAGATGTATGCAACTATATCTTTTTCGGCGATAGAGATGAAGCAGTAAAAACGCCTGCTACTGCATTTAACGGCCTTTTCACTCATATAGATGATATGATCACTTCCAGTGCAATTGCTGCCGGTAATGGTAATTATGCTGTGACTGGCGCAATTGTAGCTCCTACTACAGAAACGGATGCAGCAGCATACGACATTTTGATTGATTTTATTGGCGATGCAAACCCATTCTTAAGAGACCCTCGGCAAGGCGGACCGGCTCAATTACTGATATCTGACTCGGTATTTAAAAATGTTCGTGATGCGTTAAAGATCAAGTTGAAAATGCTTGAATATCCAACAGCTCAAAGAGTGTTAGAATGCATCAGAGAGGATTCATTCTGTCCTGATCTGGAAATAGGAAGAAGTACTATTCTTGGCACAGGAAGTCGATTGACTTTACAGAAAAAAGGAAATATGGATGTAGCGTTCAATTCGCAGGCAGCCACTAAATTCTGCCAAGTTCGTGACATTTTTGAGGATCCTAATGAATGGCAATTTTGGTTGCAATCAGGGTATGATACCCGTGTTAGAGATTGGCATCAAAAGGTATTCAGAACCAACGAGCAGAAAAACACTCCAGTAGTTTTGGCTGGAGATTACGTTTAACTCTAATTTTTATCAAATATGGGAACAACATTTAGCCCAATGGTTTGGCCTTCTGGTCAAAATAATATGGGAGGTTATCAGAATCATGTGCTCTTCTATCCTGAAGATTACTTCACCGCTGAACCTGCTATTGGAGTCGTAGTAGATCTAGACGATAATGTAACTGCCACAGGTGCTTTTACAATGGTGACAGGACTTAAGCCTATCTATGTATATGCTACTCCTAATACGGTGAACTTCCAGTCTGATTCTCAGGGAGAAACTGACGGAAAGTCTTTTGTTCAAAAGGGAGAATTCTTCCACCCTGGAAACACAAAGGCAGTACATGCTTTCGCAAGTATGATTAAGAATACCCCTGGACGACTTGTATTAGTCGATTCGGATGGTAATCAGCAACTTGTTGGCTCGGAAGGACATCCTGTTAGCATCGTTGCCGCATTTACAGGCGGCAAGGCAGCAGCTGATCAGCGTGGATTCAAGTTTGAGTTTAGCTCAGATAGTAATCTATCAGCGGTATTTCTTGAAACTCCGATCGACTTTTCTGCAATTAAAAATGGAACAACTGTAGTAACTCCTTAATAGATGAAACACATTGATAATGTTAAGCAATGGTTGGCTAACCCTCAGCGTAAATACGCTGAGGGTATTGCCATATTCGATGCGATAGCAACGAAGGCCATGAAAGAAAAAGTAGGCAGCTTTCTACACGAAGTTGTCGATGCTGATCAACTTGATATCCATTATACAACTCTGGTAGAAAAACTATCAAAGTGTAGAAGCTATCATGCTCTAGGTCAACTTCCTTCTGCTGAAAATGAGGTAGAAGAAGCCCCTTTGAAAGCTGAAAAAAAATCGGAAGCAGGCCAAAACACTACTGAAAATCCTGAAAATACGGATGAATCATTGATTTCGGAGTTGCAAGATAAAATAAACGACCTTCAGACTGAACTATATGAAACTACTTCAGATGGAGAAGAGTCTGCTGAAAAAATAGCAGAGTTGGAAAATTCTATCGCCGGATATAATGAGCAGCTTATGTTGCTTATGAACGATGTTGATTTTCTCAAACGACCCGGTATCAAGGTTGTCTCAGAAAAAACGCTACCGGACTATCTATTGCCGGTATATGCGCACATTAAGGATATCGTTCCAATTATGGCCAAATTTCATGCTGAGCTCTGCAATGAGTCTATTACAGATGATGAGCGCAAAGAACTTGCCGAAAATATTTGTGCACTTGATGACGAACGTCGGAAGGCCTGGGATATGTTAGATACTTGGGCTGAAGGTAAGGAGATGAAGTTGGAGGTTGAAAAACCTGTATATGAGGAAACTGATTTCCTCAAAGGTCTTCAAATGTCACGTAGGATTAAACGTCTTCGTGAGAATATTTCCAATTCAACTCGCGCTCTAGAATCTGCACAGGCATCAGGACGTAGTACTATCGCTACCAATGCGCAGATTCGTATAGATAAGTATACCGCAGAATTATCTGAGCTTGAGACAGCGTTAGCAGAGCTGGAGAAACTAAAACCAAGTCAAACAGAGAATCCTTCTGAGGAGATTAAACAGCCCGATCCTGTCGATGCTGGAACTGAAGCTCCTCCATCTGAGGAAACGAAGTAACGCGAATCCATTACTAATGTAGGGAGAGTGGGATCACAGTATCTCCTCTCCCTTTTTTTTTATTACTATGAAACAGCAACAGACTATATACGAAAAAATAGAAAAGTCGCTCTATAAAAGAGATAGTGATTGCACCGATTTATCACCTCGAGAGCTGCAGGCAAAAAAGCGAATGATGCTGTGTGTAAGCAAGCTCATGAACGATCCTATGACTCCGGATACGGACTTAATAACTGGATTGCAGAATGGCTTCGATGGTGCTGTGGAAGCCGTAAGTCAATCGCAAGCCTATCGCGACATTACGATGGTGAATAAGTTGGTTGGTAATATCCAGCTTTCTGCCAAAAATTGGTATAGGCATATCATTATAGAAGGTGCTAAGAAGGCATATAGCCTGGCTATTGATGAGAAAGATACACGTGGTGCAGCGGCGTGTCTTAATGTGATCGGTAAATATACGCGCGCTGATAAGGATGACGATGCGCCCAACTGGGACGAGATGCTTCCACCTTCATTGGAGCCTTCAGATGATATTACTCTGTTAGACGGTATGAAGCCAATCGATAGTGCCGAACTCGAGAAAAAACGTATCGAATTTAGAGAGTTATTTAAAAAGGAAGCTGAATCAACCCAATTTAAGGAACTCAAAAAAGATGAATGAAGACCTTTTTACCGAAAGCTACTTCGCCAAAAATCGCGAACGAGTGCAGAAGCACTTCTTTAATAAAGTACAGCGCCGCGCCATGGCCATCAACGCGCACGATGAGTATATTGTTGCAGCACGTGGAGTTGGTAAATCTGAGGGGCTTGATGCGCGCTTTATAATTCGTAATGTTTGGGAGATGCCGGGCTCTACCGGCGCACTGATATCGCCTACGTATGCGAAGGCCTGGGGTAACACACTTCCTGCCATCTGCCACGCACTCAAGTGTTGGGGATATATAGAGGGTGTGCATTATTTTGTCGGCCGAAAAGCACCTTCTTCTATGGGATTCGGAACGCCTAAGCGTACCCCTTTGCGCGAAGCCTGGAGTAATTGTTTTCATTTTTGGAATGGGACTGTCATGGTAGTGCTTTCATTTGCTCAAGGGATGTCGGCTAACTCTATGTCGTTAGACTGGATTCTAGGTAGTGAAGCCAAATTCCTTGATTATGACAAGATTAAGCATGAGGTTAACGCTGCTAATCGTGGTAACATACAATACTTTGGCGATTGCCCGTGGCATCATTCTGTGATGTATACCACCGATATGCCGACTACCGGTCGCGGAAAGTGGATTCTCGATAAGCAGGAAGAATGCTCTCCGGAACACATCGATTTTTTGCGCAATATATATCGTCAAAAGAAAGAGATGGAAATGCGCGAACCTACTAGCTATACCGAGCGCGTAATACGAGAGCTTACATCTGATTTAGCCCTGGCACGCAAGTATCAGAGACCTGTGAAGCCAAAGCCCGGCAAAACGCGCGAATACACGGTCTATTACGATGAATACGATGTGTTCGACAATCTAGAAGTACTGGGTAAGGACTTCATCTGGCAGATGTATCGGGATTCTCCTCCTCTGGTATGGCAGACCGCCTTTTTAAACAAGCGCATATTCCGTAATCCGAATGGATTCTATTCTGGTCTGAATGATGCGCATTTCTATATGCCGGCTGATTCTAGCCGGTTGCCGGAAATAGGGCAGAGAGGATCGCTGCTTAAATTAGGATGCCTCGCTGATGGAGACCTTGACATGTCGCTTCCGATCAACATTGCATTCGATGCGAACGCGGCCATATCCTCTTGTGTAGTATCGCAGGTGCAGAATAAAACGGAACGTATTCTAAAATCTTTTTTTGTAAAAACTCCATTGAAACTTCCGGATCTAGTTCAAAAGGTAGCAGACTATTACCACCTCAAGATCAATCACGACATCAATTTCTATTACGACCACACCTTCGTTTGGAAAAATGCAACTTCCTCTGAAAGTTATTCAGACACGATCAAGAAGATATTCATTACTAATGGATATCGTGTTCGCGAACACTATATAGGTCAGGCTCCGCTTCACTCTTGGAAGCATGCGGAAATCGATAAGGCACTCAAGGGAGACCCGCAATACTTACTCCCTCAATTTAATGAACCTAATAATGAATTTTTACGAATTGCACTCGAACAAACAGGCATTAAGCAAGGTAAAAATGGTTTCGAAAAGGATAAAACTCCTGAAGGGACTCCTGATTCTCCGGATAACCCTGATGAGTATAAAACTCATATCACAGATGCATTCGATACTTTGTGGCTTGGTGAT